AGTGTAATGATAAAACCAGACCAGATAACTACGCCTAGACGCACCATGGCTCCTAGTATTTGCATCTGTTCGTCATGGTCATCTACATTCTCTTTGATTCTTTTGAGGATGCCTTTCTTTTCTGGCGGTTTTGTTTCCATTTGTTTATCTTGCCTTGTAAGAACTTTTGTATTTTATCTTTCAACGCATTAATTACAGGTTGTGTAACAGTCGCAGCTGCTACAGCAGTTACAGCAGTAACCGATGCAGCAACTAAGACTTCTTGCGATGGTAAAGTGATACTAGGTAAGGGTGGAAAGTGTATTTTTGGGGGTGGGTTTTCTGTTGTTTGCACCTCCTTTGTACCTTCGGGTCTTCGTAAATCGCTCGGAGGTACGACCAAAGGTTGATATGAGGGAACATCTGCTGTAGGAAGAGGTAATGATGGGGTTTGCAGTTGTACTGTGTTAGGCAGTTTAATGGTGGGTAAATCCACTAACTAGGTTCTGTAGGCCAAGTTACTGATGACATATCTAAGTTACCAAATTCATCTAGTTTAGGTGACGCAGATTTTGTTATATCTCTCAATGCTTGCCTGTATGTTTTCCACTCATCTGAAAGAGTAACATCAGAGTTAGCTCTCCAATCAGACTCTGCTATTTTCCAATCTCTGTATTCCCTAAGTTTTACCATAGGTTGTGCAGCTTGGATTTTTGTAAATTCTGCATTTATTTCAGCTTCAGTTGGTTTAGTTGTAGAATCTCGCCAATCTAAACCATCGTATTCAAATCCCTTCCAAGTCCATGTTGTGTTGGGCTTTAAAGAATATAAAGCATCGTGTTTAGTTAAGATCTTCATGCTGTTACCTCCCATACAATAAAGTCAGATCTACTATTAGATCCAGAGTTTTGTGCAGTATATTTTAATCCATAGTTAGACGTATAAATACCAGCAGTTACTTTATAAGTAATTGTTTCGCCAGAACTATAAGTTGGGGAATCATATATAACCAAAGGAGTTATATCTGTTTCTCTAGCATTAGTTGGGAAAGTTGACCCTAAATAATTATTTGTGTGAATTGCAGTAAAAGAGCCACTTGCAACTTTTCTGTGTATAACTGCATGCCAATTACAGCTTGGGTCACTACTAATAAACACTTGTCCTTGTTGATAAGCGTGTACTACAAATTTGCTTCCAAGTGCTTGCGGAGTAACTACAATTTCAAGTCCTGTATCATGTGTACCACCACCTGATGTTGCAACTGAAGTACTATATGTAGCTGTATGTATTTTTAAAAGTTTACCCGCAGTTCCCCAAGATGCGTTTGTTCCATCAGAAACAAGTGCTTTACCATTAGTTGATGAAGATTGACTTGGTATAGGATCTGCTACACCTTTTGCTACGTAGTTCCAGCTTGCATGAGCTGTACCACTACTTGAAGGTGCATTACCTGTTGAGTTTGCTACGCATATATACGAGCTTGTTATTCCAGAGTCTGTATACTCAACTAAATCGTCAACTACATACGCAGTAGAGTTATTGTAAGTACCTCGCCAGACCTGTTTGATTTTGCCTAAATCTATTGTTGCCATTTTAAATTGTTGCAATTAATTTACCGTTTGCATTTACAGAAAATGTAAATCCTGTAGCTGCAAAAATAACATCCTCAAAAGCATCGAAAGCTGTACCTGAGATATTATCTGCACCACCGTTTGTAGTAGTGACTATTAAGTTTCCATTAGAGTCGGTGTTAAAACCATACACTTCTGGAGAGGATGCTTGTGCCCATGTCATACCGCCTGCATTGTTAGACTGTGCTGACAAAAAGTAGCCGTTTTGAGGTGCGTTACTAACATGTAATTTAGATTCATTTACAGCTTCGTTTGCAAGTTTAGCTGTAGTTATTCCTAAATCGGCTGTAGCTCCTACTATTTCAAATATACCACCCATGGAACCATGAGAAGTACATTGATAGTACAAGCGGTCTGGGGCTGCATGTGGCACTTCAAATACTATTGTAGATCCACCAGCTCCTCCATTATTTGTGACTCCTGTGTTGTACTCTGTACCAGCCGAGCCATTGACTGTTGTTTGTATACGAAATGGGTGTGCTCCAGCAGAGTTACCATTTACAAATCTGTATGTCTTACCACGTATAAGATACAAGGTAGGGTCATTGACCGCCCCGGTCAAGCCCTCTCCTGTAAATGTATAGTGGTTACTACCGTCTGCTCCTAATGTGTAGGTACGATCAAGAGTATCGGCGTGTAGTTTAGCAACTGTAATCTGACCATCTGCCAGATCAGCTGTATGCACCTGACCGTCTTTAATACCACCGGTGCTTACTTGTGTTAATGCCATTATGGTTTAGGATATTTGTCTTTTATTGCTTTAATATCTGCTTTCCAAGCATCTATTCCTGAGTGGTAAATTTTATCAAGTTGATCTTGCCAACTTGGATATTCGGCTTCTCTTTTCGTCTTATAACCGGTATTTAAATTGATGACCTCTGCATCTATTTCAGCTTCAGTAGGTTTAGTATTTTTATTGTTACTATCCCAAACTAGGTCAGCATATTCAAAACCAACCCAAGTCCAGTCACTAATCGGATCTAACGAAAATACTGCGTCATGCTTATTATAATTCATGCGGCTATCTCCATAGTTATACAATGCGAAACAGTTGGGCCATACTGAGCTTGGTAAGTTGTACCATAGTTAGCTGTATGTTTATGTATTTTTGGTTTGTAAACTATAGACTGCCCAACTGAATAAGAAGGTGTGTCTAGAATGAAGAGAGGAACAAAATGAAAATGTCTACCATTAGATGGCCCTCTATCTGCTACATATTGATGCTCCATAACATCTGTTTCAGTTCCACCAGCAATAGTTCTTTTTAACTTATAGGTCATAGATACATCAGGATCACTTGAAATTTGGTGTTGACCAGCTTGGGTCATCATTACAAGTAACTTACTGTTAGCTGCTGTAGGGGTAAATGTAACAACTAATCCACCATACATGTTATAAGTTGAAGCTCCACCCATTGCTGTCGAGGTTGAATAGGTATCATACTGAACCTTTAACACTTTACCACCAACAGCTGAATCTACAAATGACAATGTACCTGACCCATTTGTTTTTAACAGTTGATTAGCACTACCATCTGATGTAGGTAGTGTAAATACAGCTGCACCGTTCTGTGTATGCTGTATTTGGTTTGCTATTATTTTACTCACTATGTATCTCCTAAACGAATGAAAGTAATAGCGGTTCTTTGTAAATTTGAATTACCACTAATATAACAACCGTTAGTATTAGCATAACCACGAACAAAAACTTTTTGATTAGAAGTGTTTGTAACATCTAACAATGCAGAATGTGTAACAGTATTCATTGTACCACTATCTCCACTTGATGCCATTACACTTAAATAATTAGTAGAGGTATTATCTGCTCCAACTGCAATGTAAGACCACATATTTAACTGATCTGTTGAAGTACCAGTAAGGCAGTCATAAACTATGTAATAAATTCCTGTAGACGGAAATGTAAAAACTCCGCTACTTTCTGTCACTGTTGAACCAATAGAACTTGTGCCACTATAGCCTGCTGATGTGCTTCTTGCCCAAGTGCCTGTAATAGTATAATAAGTATTTGCACTTGATAGGCTATAGTTACCAGTCAAAGCGTACCTGTCTACCACTGTTATACCCGGTGTAACCCAACTTAAGTTACCAGAACCGTCAGTTTGTAATACTTGTCCGGCACTACCGTCAGCTACAGGTAACTTAAATGCTATGTCAGCATTACCTGTTGTAGAAGCTGGTGCGTCTAAAGCGACTGAACCAGCTGTTGAACCATTTAATTTTATTGTCATGCTGCTATCTCCATAAGGATTAAAGAGGAAGTTCCACGAACAAAATCAGCAGCATCATTATCAGCCTCAGATCTATTTACATATAACGTGTAACCATTAGGATCAACCATAACTGTATAAGTATGCGTGCCTGCACCGGGCGTATCCTCAACTGTGTACGAAACACTTTTTGACGTATCAGTTCTTGGTTCATATAATTCACATGATCCACCATTTTGTCTGTTTCCATAACCAGACTGTGGAATCCCTATAAAAGTACTAC